AAACGAGGCTTTAAAAGCAGGCTTTTCAAAGAGTAGTTTTTATGATTTATTGAATGAGTCTTATAATATATTAGATAGTGTTTTAGATATAGGTTGTAAGGAAAATACAGTAATAATTGAATCTCTGGAAAAATCCCGGAAAAAAAACGCCTAAAAATGTGTTATTATGATATTGTGGAAGTTTTGAAAGAACGCCACAACAACAGTTGATCAGCACTTTGATAAGAAGAAACTCGAAAGGGTTTCTTTTATTTTAAACTGTCAGTTATGCAGCAAAACACCTCGCTTTCATTTTTTATGCATAGGTGGCAGTTTAAAATAATCTACAAAGGAGAAACGTATGTTTGACTATTATGGTGGAAAATGGAAAAAGAAACGAAACAGCATTTTGAGAAAAGATAAATACAAATGTCAGATAGCTAAATGGTTTGGTCGTAGTGAGGAAGCCAATACAGTGCATCATATATATCCTGCGAAGGATTATCCTGAATATGCATGGTGTGACTGGAATCTGATTAGTGTAAGCAATAAATCACATAATAAACTGGAAAACCGTAAGACTGGTGAGTTGACGCCTTTAGGAAAATGGCTGATGCAGAAAACTGTACCAGGAGTTGAATGGAGGAAAAATAATGGAAGTTAATGACAGTGGGATACATGATGAACTTCATAACATCTATAAACAGATAGATTCATTAGATAATACACTTACAAACATTTTAAATATTATGGAATTAAATTTAGCGTTTAATTGCGGACTGATTAGTATCAGTGATATTGCTAAACAACTGGGTATCGATAAAGATAAGATTGATAAAGAAAGGCTAGGGATTTAATGTGAAATACAATAAAAAAATATTAAAATCTGATAATAAAACCAAAGAAAAATTGCAATCCCCCCCACCTGTAAAACGTTAAATAACGTTAAATTTCTACTGGGGTGGGTAGCTTTTTCCAACTCTGAGAACATTTTGTGAAAGGGGGTGATGGCAATTCACAAGCAGACAAGAACAAAAAAAATCAACGGTTTTATTAAGGATACAACAAATAAAATGAAAGATTTAGGAACTTATAAAATTGAATTTGATACGACGATCAGAAGATATGCAGAAATGCAGCTTCAGTATGAGATTTTAAATGAAAAATGGATTGAAAGTGGGTGTGCTGTCACCGAACCGTATACAAATAAAAATGGTGCAACCAATCAAAGAAAGACCGCAATTTATCTTTCAATCGAATCATTAAGAAAAGAACTTCTGGAACTTGAGAATATTTTTGGACTTACTCCAAAAGGTTTGAAAATGATTAAAAATAAAGGACTTGAGCAAAATAAAAAAAGCGCTCTAGACAGGATCTTTGATCAGGATGTATAAGGGAAAATATTTTGATGAAGTTCTTGAATATGCTGAGGGATGTATAACTGGAAAGATAAGAGCAAATAAATATCGAAAAAAAGCATGTCAAAGATTCATGGATGATTTAAAAAATGACAAATGGGATTTTAATCCAAAAGATGCAGATTTTGTTATCAATATTATCGAAAAAACTATCTGTCATCAGCAGGGTGAAAAAAGAGACGGAACGCCGCTAAGAGGTACTCCGTTTTTTTTAATGACATTTCATAAATTTATTATATATAACCTTCTTGGATTCAAGGAAAAGGGAACGATCATAAACAGATTTAAAGAAGCGCTTATTTTTATTCCGCGTAAAAACGTTAAGACATCTTTTGCAGGAGCACTTTCTTATGCACTTGGTCTTTTATACAGAAACAGCGGATCAAAGATATATGTTGTAGCAGCTGCATTAAAGCAGACATTAGAAACTTTTGGTTTTTTAAAGTACAACATTCGTAACATGGGTGAGCATGATGAAGACGGCGGACATTTTCATATCATTGACAATAACAATGAACATTCGATTAAGGCTGAAATCGGTGGTGGTTTCTTTGAATTAAATGCTTTGGCAGCCAACCCCGACAGTCAGGACTCGTTTAATGGGAACTTTGCTATATGTGATGAAATCCATGCTTTTAAAAAGCCGAAACAGTACAATCTTTTTAAAGAAATGATGAAAGCATACACCAATAAATTATTAATTGGTATTTCAACTGCGGGCGATGATCCCAATTCTTTTTTAGCAAACAGAGTCAGATACTGCAAAAGAATTCTTGATAAGGAAGTAACTGATGATCAGTATTTTGTTTTCATCTGTGAAGCGGATATGACCGTTGACAAGGACGGCAATAAAATACTTGATTATACTAATCCCGAAGTTCATGAAATGGCAAATCCTGCATACGGGGAGTCAATAAGACCTGAAGAATTAATGAACGATGCTATGCAGGCAATGAATGATCCGCAGCAGCGGAAGGATTTTTTTGCTAAATCGTTAAATGTTTTCACAAATCAGATCGATACTTATTTTGATATGAATGTTGTTGAGGCAAGTGATCTTAAATACAGCTGGACTCTTGAGGAACTGGCAAAACTACCAGTCAACTGGTACGGCGGTGCCGATTTATCAAAACTTCACGATTTGACAGGAGTCTGTTTATACGGTCGCTACCGCGATGTTGATATATGTATCACACATGCCTTTATCCCGATTGCAGTTGCACATCTCAAAGCCGATGAAGACAATATCCCGTTTTTCTGGTGGGAAGAGGAAGGATGGCTGACAACCTGTAACAGTGATGTGATCGAATATGAGGATGTTGTGAAATGGTTTATCGAAATGAAAGAAATGGGTTTTAAGATAAAATGGGTGGGATATGACAGAAGATATTCGAGAGAGTTTATCTTAAAAATGAAAAAAGCCGGGTTCAAAATAAGAGATCAGCTGCAAAGATATGTTGAAAAAACAGAAGCGTTTAGAGAAATTGAAAAGAAATACACCTTAAAGAAATTTTATTATCTGCATAACAAGGCGTATGAATACTGTGTCAGCAATGTAAAAGCAATTGAAGACAGTGATGAATTTGTGAGATTCCAGAAAGTAATGCCTACTCAGAGAATTGATTTATTTGATGCAAGTGTAATTGCCTGCAAACAGCTTCTTATTGCAGGTGAAAAATCATCGAATGCAAGCATGTATCTTGATTAAAAGGAGGAATATATGGCAAAGAAAAAAAAGAAAAGCAGAAGCAGCGTCCCAAAAGAATCTGGAAGCCGGTCAATAGGATTCAGTATAGACAACTGGGACGTACTTATAAGCAGCGGATATACACCGCTTTCCCAGAATCCCGAAATAATTAGCGCTGTAAACAAGACAGCCAACCTGATTGCAGGCATGACTATTCATCTGATGGAAAATACTGAAAACGGCGATCAGCGGCTGATCAACGAATTATCAAGAAAGATAGATATAAATCCCAATCCGTATATGACAAGAGCAACTTTCATCAGTGCGCTTGTCAGGATTCTGCTGCTTGAAGGAGACGGGAATGCAGTTATTTATCCGGAAACAAGAAACGGACTGATAGACGGGCTGTATATACTGCCTCCCGGACAGGTTTCATTTATTCCGGATGGATTTGGATATTACATGATGTATAACGGAGTAAAGTATACATGTGATGAACTGGTACATATTCCTATCAATCCGGACCCGGTATTTCCATGGAAAGGTACAGGATACCGCAAAACACTGCGACAGGTTGCTGATACTTTAAAACAGGCTTCAGCAACAAAAAAAGGATTCATGGAGTCCAAATGGAAACCGTCGATTATCGTTAAGGCAGACGGAATGACAGAAGAATTTTCAACAAAAGAAGGAAGAACAAAGCTCCTTAATAAATATATCGAGTCAAGCGATGCAGGTCAGCCCTGGATCATTCCGGCAGACCAGTTCGATGTGGTGACCGTAAAACCGCTGTCTTTAAATGATCTTGCAATTAGGGACAGTGTTGAACTTGATAAAAAAACTGTAGCCGGTATTCTGGATATTCCGGCTTTTGTTTTGGGAATAGGCAGTTTTAACGAAAAGGAATGGAATAACTGGATCAATACACGGATTAAAAACATATGCAACGTTATTGAACAGGCGCTGACAAAAGTAATTTTGATTAGTCCAAATCTGTATTTTAGATTTAATCACCGTTCTCTTTTTGCGTATGATATTGAGACACTTTCCAATGTTGGATGTAATTTATTCAGCCGTGGTATTCTTTCCAGAAATGAGGTTAGAGACTCGATCGGATATTCGCCTAGAGAAGGTCTTGATGAGCTTATTATACTGGAAAACTATATTCCATCAGGGATGATCGGTGACCAGAAAAAATTAAATGGAGGTGGTGAACAGAATGAATGATGCTAACAAGACAAGATATCGAAGTCTTGGAAAAAATGCAAAATTTAAGACGAGAACCGAGGATGACAGACTTTATATAAGCGGTTATTTCTCGGTTTTTGATTCAGTTTATGAATTGTGGCCCGGTGCAACTGAAAGTATAGATGCACATGCATTTGACGGTCAGCTGAGCGGAGATATCAGGTGTCTAATCGATCATGATACAAGACTGGTATTAGGACGTAATAAAGCCGGAACGCTGAGCTTGAAAATTGATTCAAGAGGACTGTGGGGAGAAGTTGAGATCAATCCAAACGATCAGGATGCAATGAATCTATACGAGCGTGTCAAGCGCGGTGATGTTGATCAGTGTTCATTTGGTTTCGATATTGAAAACGAGGAATTTACTGATAACGGTGACGGTACTGTACACTGGACAATCAAGTCGGTGAAACTGTATGAAGTTTCAATAGTTACATTTCCGGCTTATGAAGAAACCAGTGTGAGTGCAAGGAAAAACGATCTTGCTCAAATCAGCAAAAGAAAAATAGAAACTTTAAAGCAAAATCTAAGAAAGAAACTGAAAGGAGAAAAGTAATGGCATTAAAAGTACTGATGTTAAGAAAGAAAAAAGACGGATTAGCAAAACAGCTGGAAGATTTAAGAAACGGCAGTGATTTTGAAACCCGTGAAAAAGAACTGGAAACTGCTATTGAGGAATTAAACTCTGAATCTTCAGAAGAGGAGCAAAAAGCAGTACAGGATGAGGTTGATAAACTGGAAACTGAAAAACAGGAACATCAAGAAAAAATTGAAGGTTTGGAAAAGGAAATCAAGGATATTGAAGATGAAATAAAAGAGATTGAGGAAAAACAGCCTAAACCAGTTCCACAGCCTAACCCCGACAAGAACAATGAAGAAAGAAAGGAAAATAATTTAATGGATACAAGAGATAAATTTTTTGGATTAAATATTCACGAAAGAGATGCATTATTTGCTCGTGAGGATGTTAAAAAATTCTTAGGAGACATCAGATCACTGTTCAGTCAAAAACGTGCAGTTGGAAATACAGAATTAATCATCCCTCAAAACTTCTTACCTATGGTTAAGCAGGTCGTAGAGACAAATTCAAAACTGCAGAAATATACTGATTTCCAACCATTGACCGGTACAGGACGTATGGTAATCATGGGGTCTTATCCTGAAGCAGTATGGACTGAACAATGCGGAAAGATCAATGAATTATCATTAGGATTCAATGACATTGAGATCGACGGTTATAAAGTGTCAGGATTCTTTAAAATGTGCAATGCGATTCTAGAAGATAATGATGTTAATCTTGCACAGGAGTTTATTAATTCTATCGGTATCGCAATTGCTAAGGCGCTTGATAAAGCAATTGTTTACGGTAAAGGTGTCAAAATGCCTATGGGTATCGTAACAAGACTTGCGCAAACAGAGAAGCCGGGCGATTATTCAGCAACTGAGAGAGAGTGGAAAGATTTATCAACATCAAATATTATCAAAATTACAGGTAAAACAGGTATTGAACTGTTTAAAGAAATCACAAAATCAATGAAAACGATTTTTACAGATTATGCATCAAATAATCTTGTATGGATCATGAATCAAAATACGCATCTTGATCTTATTGTTGAAGCGATGGGAAGCAATATGAATGCTGCAATTGTCAGCGGTATGAATGATACAATGCCCGTTGTAGGAGGGAAAATTGAGGAGCTATCATTCATGGCTGATGGTGATATCGTCTTTGGATATATGAATAATTACAAACTTGTTCAACGGCGCGGTATGCAGCTGGCAACTTCAACTGATGTATTATTCTTTGAAGACCAGACAGCATTTAAAGGAACTGCACGATACGATGGTAAACCGGTAATTGCTGAATCATTTTCAATTATGAATATCGCAGGAAAAGCGCCTACTACTGTGGCTACATTTGCTCCTGACAGCGCTAATACTGTTGAAACTTTAGCGGCTAAAGCTAAATAAAAATGAATGACAGCCATAAATTATCGGTCCTGAAAAATAATTTACAGCTCCTGACTGATTCACAGGATCTGTACCTAAAGGAACTGCTGAAACAGGCTGAATCGTTAATGAAACGTGAAGGAATAGTTAATGACGGTAC